TCTGGTCGTATATTTCTAAGACCTTACCTCCAGATTCAAAAGTAATAAAGAATTCGGAATTATATTCTTTGACCTCTTCAGGTTGCAGGTAATATTTTCTAACAGCTATATCCATCATTAGTTATAAAACTTCTTCTTTCGTCTATCTACGAATTAAACCCTGTTGAAATGCGATTAAATCATCTTCTAAAAAGTATCTCTTGCGTTGACCCTTGTAAACGTGATACGGTATCTGGTTGAGGTGGCATAGTTTGTCCAATTTGGACTTGGAAAGTGCAAGCATATCCATTACTTGCTCGGAGTTGTAGGTTTTTTGAAATAGTGGCATCTTAAATGATGCCGAATCATATTCAGGACTTATATTTGTATTATCTGCTCCCATCTTAACTTTAAGATAATTCGTACCCTCATACTTAAAATGGTGAAAATAAATTCTATCTATTTTATCTATAGTCTTCTGGAGTCTATCTACTCTGGCCCAATTATCATTAGATATAGCCTCACGTTTAGCATCCTCTAAAAGATATTCTATAGTTTGTTTCTCGTCTTCTGTTAAATTGATATTGTTTTTCATATTCTTAAACTTTACTTATCCATCTCTTAGCTTCCTTTTTAAGACCTGCTATCTTCTTTTTATCAAACCATTCAAGGAATTCGAATATGTCTATTTCAATAACCGTTTCTAATTTATCGAACACATCCACTCCTTTTTTAGCTTCATCATCTGCCCATTCTACCCAGCTCTCCATACATATATGGAATGATCTTGAGTTAGCAGTAGGTTGTGAAAAGCTAGTGATTTTGTCTAGTGTTAAGTTTATACTTTTATCAGGTATCATAATGTTTTATTTTTGATTCGAGTGCAATATAATAAAAATATTCCAACTGCCAAACATTTATCAAAACTTTAACAAAAAAAGGACTCCTATTTCTAGGGGCCCTCTTAATGATGAAAAAACATTCAAAACTAAGGACACACAGTCGCAAAAAAATTGCCCTTACGTATAAATGAAAAAGTAAATGTACGTATTATTTTTGACTTTCTGAGTACAAATGGGAATAAAATCTCCAAACCTTCTCCGAGGCCTCAGTAATATTGAATTCGTCTTTAGATATAAAAACTGTTTTTGCGTATTTCCATTCTTGATTCTTGTTCTTAACCTGCTTTACAATCTTATAGTTCTTTGAATCTTTAATTCTTTGTGGGTATACCCTAATTGAGTTTTCAGTACACCATCGAAATCCATCGTAGTGTTCTTTTGATGGCACGAACATTTGATAGATAGGTTTTGTTTTAGCCAAAACTATTTGATTATATACATCCCCTTAGGGACGGATCTTGTGAGTAGGTATTGAATTCCGTAACGGCTAGCGTCGATCAGGTGATTGAAAGAATCGATCGGCTTTAGTCCCTTCACTGCCCAAACATAATTATTGAATTCTTTGATAAGATTTTCCCCCTCTAGATTTATAGTGTAGTCTTGCATAAGCGCTATACCTGATAATATACTCCCCTTCTTTTTTATTGTGGGAGTTACATTTAACGGAGGACTCTTCATCTTCATCTCGGACAAAAGCCTAGGCTCACTGTTATCCATCACTATTAAATTCCTACCAGCATATCTGATGCAGTAATCATATATTTGGGAAGTGATTAAACCTTTTTTATATAGATGTTCTTTGAGCCATATGATCTTTCGTTCTTTATCTATGGCTACTTCTACTAAAGCTGACTCATCTCTGGCAAATCCTATGTCTAATCCAAATATTGAATCTATATCATTATTGAATTCACCTATCTGCCAATCAGTAAATACAACACCTTCGGCCTGTTGTAACCATCCTCCCATTATCTGGTGGTCATATTTATCAGGCCTTCGCTTCTTCATAAGATCTATCTCGTCTACAAATGAACTGGAAAGATTCTCTTTGTTATCCAAGTAAGTTGTGTGGAGATACGTTACCCCTTCTTTAGTTCCATTCCAACCGTCTGGTATGGATCTGTTCTGGAAGAACCTTTGGTATATCCAGTGTTCTTTTGTGGTGGGGTTTAGAATTAATATACATCTATTCTTAGAGGTTTTACTTCTAATGGAGTAATCTATTTTATCAAACGAGAGTTCATCCTGTAGCTCTTCTGCTTCATCAAGCACAAAGGTATTTATCCCCTGAATAGATTTAAGCTTTGCGGTCTGGTCTCCACTTGCAGTTTTGATACCACTGAAGTATATTGAACTGCCTGTTATTTTATTGGTTATTTCTGTTTTGGTTATCTCGAATTGGTCCTCTACTCCCATCAGCTCTAGTTTCTCCCTGAACTCAGGTATGATACTCATTGAGGCTGAGGTCATAGTATATCGAGTAAATAATGTTTTGGTCCCTCTCTCATAAGTCAGGAGTACTAAGAATGTATTAACAGCAAAAGATTTACCAGACCCTCGACCTCCGGTCATAACATAGTATCTGTCTTCACTGCCAAAGAGTGTTTGATACTTTGGGTGGAGTTCTATCTTATTCACTTATACTTTTTAACGTTCCTCTTCTTCGGAGTGAATTTGCTTTTATGTGGTAACCTACTATCGGATTTACAAGGTAATTCCAAAAGTCTTGAGGGAACCTCTTAGGATCATTTATTATTTTTCTCTTTGCCATAGTTAAGTTCTTTTTTTACCGTTAACACGATGCCTTATTCTTTGACCAGCTTTACCAGCTCTTTTCTTTTGATGGTGTTTATGGTAGGTTAATTCATTTTCCTCACAGGGTATGTACTTAACTTTCTTCATTGTTCTAACTTCCTTTGCAAGTTAGCTAAAGCTCTCCAGGCTACTTTAGTGTCGTGGAGGATTCCATCATCGTCTACTTCACCAGACTGTATCAAATGTCTAGTCAGTGCATCCAAATCATCACAAGACTTCTCTCTGTCCCAAGCAAGTGGTTTGTCGGGGTTGTGTTGAATTTGTCCTTGCAAGCTACATCTAGATACCTCCATTAAAGCATCAGGGAAGTATTTAAGGACCCCGCTGAACACCGGGTAATCTTTTCTATTTATCTTCATTCTCTTCGTGATTAATATCTATTGTTTTAGGTTTAGCGAAATCAATAACAGGAATGTTAATTTTAGTATTAACGTTCAACTCTTGTTGTTCTTTTGGCTTCCCATACCTATACTCCCATAACATCTTAGTGTAATTAAAGTTGCCCTCAGACGCTTTCTGAGCAACGTGGATCCAAGCCTTTTCCTCACTACCAAAAGCTTTCTTAAGTGCCTTTAAAGTGAGGGCATTTGTCTCTCTCTCTTTTATCTTTGGAGGCCTTCCTTGGCCCCTTGATACCCCCTTGACGGCTCCATTGTTTCTACGGCCATCAACCTTCTTAATACCTTTCTCTGTTTCTTCTTTTTCTTTCATCTATTAACATTTTGTGTTTCTCCATAAGTAAGGTATAATTTTTACTAAGCATCTCGTATGAGTTCTTTAGATTCTCGTAGCTAGTCGTTATTTCAACTAGAGCGTAATTTTCGTCTATTGGCTCTAAGATACATTGGTTATACAAAGATAGAAGTCTTGAGTATTTTGATCTCATCTCTGGGATGTTTTGAATGTCAAAATTTAGCTGGTTGATGTGGTGGACAACTGATGAATGGTGTTTTCCAACAGACTCTGCTATATCTCGCAAAGTCATTTTAGTATTATCTTTTAACAACTTAAAATACATAGAGCGAGCCTCAACGTAAATTCTTATTCTTGTAGGATTAAACAAATCTATTTTATAAAAATTCTCCACAATAATTCTTGTTTTGCTTTTTATATCAGAGATGTCCTGTATTTTAGTTATTAATGTTTTCTCTTTTGATTCCATATTTATGATCTTTATATGCTGATGTTATTCCTTCGCAACATTCGTAATGTTCTAATTGCTCGTAATATTTTAATAAGTCTTTGATATCCTCTTCTGACAATAATCCCAAGGATAGTGAGAGGTAAATATCCTTGTAACATTCGTTTCTACTATAATACATCGTGTAAACAAAATTCTTCCAGGGGCTTCTTTTTGTCGATAAAATAGTCTCTGTATATTTGAATTGCATCCATAGTTTTTTCACGACCTCTATGGTAAAACTCCTTACTACATTTAAATAACCCTAAGCATTTAGAGCCTTTATCTATAACGGCAAACATAAAATCCTTATATGATATGTCGAACAGGGTAGTATAGATATAACACTGTACATCATAATTAAATTTATTTGCTGAATACTTAAATGATTTAAGATCCTTTCCGGTTGTTTTAATGTCTAGTATATATCCCTTTCCCAATACATCAGCTTTGCCCCTAAAAGGGATGCCTTGTATTTCTCCAATCACAGGCTCCTCATATACTGCATCGTGCAACATTGAAGTGCATACTGAATTGTTTAAGAACACATCAGATAAATCTTCAGCTTGATATTTCTCGTGGATGGTAAAAGTCTTCTCTGGACCATACTCGCTTACAGCATCTTTATATATCTTGCTGGCCTTACCTTTTATGTTAATAAAGTTCATCTCGCTAAACTTCTCAGGCTCTAATATCTTATAGTGGACCAGACTTCCTATACTAAAGGCATCGCTATACTGAGACTTACCATTCAAACTCCTCCAGTATTTTAGGGGAGAATCAAGCAGGTCGGTACAACTAGAGGAAGATAAAGCGTTCTTACCTAGATACCCATAGTAAAAGCTATCATCCCTCATCTTCTCTTTTATCTCTTGTTGATCCCAGAACTTTCCGTCAAGTGTGGTTACAGTATCAATCATTGAGGGCAGTATTTAATATTTTTCTCTTTACGCTTTCTGGAACTTTAGGATCAATAAGCTCCTCCTTCATCTCTCTAATATAAGAAAGTTTAGTATACATCTCTAAGTTTAAATCATCAATCATTACTTCAATAGTTTTAATAATAGTTTTATTAACTTTCCTGTTGACTTAACAACGAGTAAAAAGGGAAAAGAAAGTAGCTCAAACATACCCCCAATAATAAATAAAACCCCTACAACCGTTAGTATAACTAGATAGTGGGGGTTTACCAGAAGCAGTTTCAATACTTTCATTTTACCTTTGTTTTCAACAAATGTATAATAAAATATTAACAATGCAAAAAACTACAGGTTATTTTTTGGGATTGAATTGATTCTTGAAGATAGTTTGACATACAGAAAACCTTTGATCTCTATCGGAGTATTCTTCTCCCATCTTAGCATTCCCCATACATCTTCTAGTGAAATCCTTATTCGTCTCGTACTTCTTTGGTTTTAAGAGTGGCATCTTCTAATCGTTTAATTTTTTCTAGAGCGACAACTAAAGCTTGTTGAGTTATCTTCAAGTCGTGCTTCATTTTAAGTAACTGCGATTCCTTCATCTGTTCATATTCTCTAGGTTTTGTATTTCAGAATCTATATCTGAAAGCTTCTTTCTGATTCTTGCTAAGGCTTCAGAGAATTGGTCTGGTCCATCGACGTATTTGATATCAGTAACACCCTTGTCATTGGTGTTGTTCATCTCGAAATATTTCTTTATACTATCTCCCATAATTTATATTTTATAATACCTCTGCCTCTACGACTGGCAACATAGCCACTTCTTTTGGTATCTTATTATTATTGCTAAAATGTGTTGTAGCGTTGTGGTATTGAATTTCCCATTCTGGGTTAATCTGGAATAGATTGAATCTAAACACTCCTTTGGGTGTTGAATTAATATAAACTGGAGTATCTATATTGTCACTGCATTTTAGATGGAGGGCATCGTATTTCTTTTTCTCCAGTAATAATGTATCGTAATGCTTACCTCTACATTTTAATTCAATTCTATGGAATTGATCTGGGGAGTAACAATCCCATCTGCTCATTGGCTTTCGACTCATCACCAAATCTGGGTAAACGTTTCTCTTCAGGTAATTAAACAGCTCTATTTCGCTTATAACCTTCATCTTAATATTCTTTGTAAACTTGCTTCAGTTTACTCAATACACCATTTAAGAAACAACTAGAACAGCTCGTTGTTTGTGCTCTCTCCTTAAACACTCTATTGTATATTGAAACTAATTTTGTTTGAACCTCTGGAGTTATTTTACTCCCTTTGCTAGTGAAGAAATTGTCTAGGTAGTTGAATTCATCTTCAACTAAACATTCAGGCTTGTTATACGGAAAGAGCTTGTTGAGGTGCTCCTTGCGTTCTTGGCACCCACAGTCCTCTCCCAAGGCCCACTTAGCCAATTTGTCTACACCAACAGATTTAAATATTTTTTCTACGGTGTCTCCTAAACCTTTATCAGGTTTTCGATTTTTTGTACTTTTCATAATGCTTTACAGTTTTATTTCTAATTTTAGTTTTACTATTACTTAACGTATTAAAAATTGAACTCAAGCTTATTCTTGTTTCTTTTGCTATTTTCCTCATACTCATACCATCGTTGAAGTGTATGTTAAAAACCTTTTTGTCATACCAGTACCACTTATCCACTTCAGATTCTATTTTATTTATCAGGGTATCAAATTCAATCTTCTGATCTGTTATTTCTACAGAAGTATCTATCAAGCCCTCCATCTCAGAAAACTTAGCATTATCCCAACAAACAAATCTACTTTTTGTTTTATGATTATTACTAAGGTACAAATTTCTCATTGTAACGTAAACGTAAAAGGTATTAACCTCATCTTCGTTGTATAAAATTTTCTCTGGGTTATCGACATAATCTGTTATTCTAAGATACATTTGCTGTACTATTTCATTAGCATCGTCATCCGATAGTCTAAATGACTTGGCCATATTAATCCAGTCCTGGTGCTTATCAGCTAATATGTCTATTACTCTTCTCTCCAAACGTGAAATGATATTCCTATAACACCAATTAATATTTGAAATAGATGTTCGGTGTCTTCAGATTCGCTCAAGTGGAAACCCTCCATATTTGAATTCCAGTAATTCATTCCGACCATAAAACCATAAACAGGAAAAAATTGAACATACATATAATTATAGTTTTGTTATTATAACATCTAACCTTGGATCTTGTCTATCGATCCCCATATAACAAGAATTAACCTCCACAACCACAGATAGATCATCACTCTCTATACAACCATAGTCAACCATAGCATCCTGAAAAAACTTATCTACCACGCTAATTACATTCATTAAGTCTCTTTTTCTTTTATCTGGCGCAAAGTAAAAGTACTCAATTTTTAACTTACCTTCAATTATAAAATTTAATTCCCTGGAAATATCAGATTTAAATCTACGCTTTATGTCATTGCTTACCTGATAATGCCAGTTTCTGTAACTGTTCATTGTTATCCACTTTCTTCTCCCTGATTTATGGATAAATAGGGGAAGTGATATCGATCTCGTCTTTACTATTTCTTTCATTGTCTATTTCAGTAAAAGGGGTAACCCCATTAAAATAATACCTTTGACACTTTATATCAAACTCAATAGAGTCAACATCTTGCGGAAAACCAACTAATTTTTGCTTTTTTATCTTCTGGGAGCCAAATATTACCTTATTGTCGTTATGATTTATGGCTTTATTCGGTCTCCAAACAAATAGTACATTATCGGCCTTATTTGCAAATTCAGATCCTCCCTTAACATAATTTAAGTCAGGCTTTGGATATTTTCCAGTGTCTTCTTTCCTAGGAGTAACCTGATGGGCCACTAAATGTACTGAAATCTTGTTTTCTACTGCAAAACGCTTTAATTCACCCATAAACCTTGAAATATACAGGTCCTCACGTTCTCCAGACCTCATTTTGTGATGGATCACGTTATATGGGTCTATTATTAGGCTGTTTATACCTTTACTCCGAACTAAATACTTAGCTTTTTCAAATATAGTCGATAAATCATAGTTCTTTTTAGGATATATTACAAAAAAGTGGTTCTCAATGAATTTAATGGCCTCATTATACTCACCTTCACTCATTTGCAAGTGCTGATGACGTTTTTGAGTAGATTTACCTATATACATCTCTATAAAATCATTAAAGAAGTCTTCCATTGGAGTATTTTCTGGAGAAAAGTAACCAAACCTCCATCCTTCTTTAGCGGCCTTTACAACTGTTAACTGATTTAAGAATAAACTCTTTCCTTCGTTCTGATATCCGGTCCAAACATTAACTTCACCTGACCTCCAAGTCCAAGCCGAGTCCACCTCAGGGATGTAGGTTGTTGTACCCACCTCCTGTCCGTTTCTAAATGTATGGATTAGCTTTTCATATACATCGCTTACTGTAAACACGCCCTCTACTTTGGGCTCAGTAGCGCTTTTAAGGCGTTCTAAGAGACTTTCTTTGCCTTCCTGGAGTAATACCTCATTCGCATCTTTAAACGGGCTAAAATCGACTATTTTGCATCTCTCTGTTCCTAAACGTCTGATTAGCTCATCTTCAAGTATTTTTCCATTCTCATCGTTATCAGTAGCTATGTAAATAGTTTTAGCAGATTCAAACGCCTCATAACAATTACTAATGCATTGAAGTTTTTTATCTACTGTTTTGTCCTGGGGGTTAGGAGCTCCCATATTTACACTTGTATGGGAAACACATCCGGCTTCCTCCCAAGACAATGAATCTATTTCTCCTTCACAAACGATAATACTTGGTTTACCTTTTACCCTATCATAGTTATATATAATTGCTTCAGCTTCTTTCGCTTGAGTAAAGAACTTATTGTTTAGACCCCTAGATTTATAATTTACAAGTTCTCCATTTCTATAGTAGGGGAACATTATCATACTCCCATCAAGAGACGATTGAATTCTGTTTATGTCTATAACCTGATTTGATATACCCCTAGCGTTAAGAAACTTTTTAGCTGGATTAGTGATCTCTTTGAATTTATTCTTACTTGGTTTGTTATAAAAAGTATTCATCAAGTTTGTTTTAAATGTTCCTTTCCAACCACACTTGTGGCAGTAATATAATGATTTTTCTAAATTTATCGCTAAACATTTATCTTTATAGTTTGTCTTACCAATCTTTCTGCATTGAGGACATTGTGTTTTCTGTTCATTTCCTCCAGATGAATTATTTATTTCTATTCCTAAATCTCTTAATTGTGAATTCATTTGTTTTTTTTATATATTATATTATATTATATTATACTAAGTATATAACTATTTATTATTATTATAATACTTAGTATATTATACTTAGTATTATACTATAGTTGTAAAACTTAGTATATTGTACTAAGTATACTACTAGGAATATTTAAGGTAATTTTCCTTTGCTTACCAAAATGTCCTATAGATTTAGTTTCTCTTACTATAGCATTTTTATTTTCTAAGGAAGCCAACGTCCTATAATAAGTTCTATGGCTTAATCCAACAGACCCAAGTAATTGTGTATCCGTAGCAAGGCATACTCCATTATTCTCAACTGCTATAGTGGCTATCTCAGTTAAGAGAACAGCCTCATTATAAGTGAGTTCCATATTATTATATTAAGATTAAAAAGGGGAGCTTTCACTCCCCTCTTACAAACAAACAACTAACTAATTAGAATGGCATATCGTCTTCAAGAACAGCCTTTTCTGGTTTAGCTGGGGCCTTCTCGGTTTTGTTTTCTGAATTATATTGATTTATCCAGGCACTGTGAGTTTTCCCATACTTATCTTTTTGTCTTAATGAAGCACCTGTGACTCCTACATAACGAATTCCATTGTATTCCCAAGTGTTTTGGGCAAGTATGTCGAAATTAAATACATAGTTAGTTAGGTCGTTTTCAGAACTAGGTTTCACACCTTTACCAACATACAATCTTTCTTTTTGATTTTCATTTTTACTCATAATTTTTATATTTAGGTTATTAATAAATTAGCTACTTCTTTACTTACTTTATACTTCTTCCTGATATCAGTTATCTTAAAACCATCAGCCAATGCCTTCTTCGCATTTTCAAACTGTGGAGTATTCTTTTGGAGCCAAGGTTTATTATCTACAGCCTCCACCTCATCTTCGTGAGTATTCATAGCATCAGCATCTTTGGTATCATCGATCAAAAATAATCCATTTAATGCATACTTCCTAGCATAAGATGAACTAGCTCCAAATGATTGAGCGATATCCATCCCCTTTTTGTTAGGTTGGACCCCAGCCTGGGCCTTTACAGCTATAGATTTATCTCCATCCGAAATAACAGCATTAGCTTGTATAAAGTAAATTTCTCCAATCTGCATTGTCTCATCAGTAAGATTCAATACTAAATTGTGCTCCTTTAGAAGAGGCTTGACCGCCTCAAGGATGTCTTCACAACTCCGATAATTATAATTACCGAAACTGTTTCTCTGATTTTTAGGCGCTTTCAGTCTCCCCTGAATATTCACCAGCTTATCATTTAACGATTTCATATTGCAAATATAACAATATTCTCCAACTGACAAAACTATATAACAAAAAAGAAGGAGCCTAAAAGACCCCTCCTAATGAAACAAAAATAAACTGGTAATACCCCAAAGGAAAAAAGGGTATTGAATTCACATTTACAAATATAGGGGTATTGAATTCACATTTACAAATATTAATGGGTTTATTTGACCAAGGTTACAGAATTTAGTAACTTTTTAGGGTATGGTTACCAAAAACTTTTCTCAAAACATCGTGTCTATCGTGTCTATCGTGACTATCGACCTTGCCCTCTATAGGTTTTAGAGTAGTTTTTACTAGACTTTAGAGAGCTTTGTTTGCTTTTAGCGTGGATTCCTCTACGTCGTACTTTGGGTTTCTTGTAGTAATTATCTGTTATTTGTTTTGCCATTATTGATGGAGCTTATTACCCATTACCTTTTCAACACCTCTACTACCAAAGTAACCTCCAATCACCACACTAAGTAATCCTGTTATTGAATCTAGCGGGTATTCTAAATACCAACCCACCACATAGCTAATAGAAAAGAAAACTAACGTCAAAGGTCTTACGTTTTGGGCTAACCATCCACTTCTGCTATCCGCTACCCATCTACGAGTAACACCATCCATTTCAGAGCGTTCTAAGCGTAGCTTCTCTAGTGCTATCTCTTTATCTTCAGAAGTCATATCGGAGCCTCCTATAATCGCTTCTATGACGTTCCCCACAGGGGTATCTTGTGCTATTGCACCTACAACTTTAGGTATCTTTTTTAGTAGGAAAGACCCTACAGCAGTATCTTTAAATCTTTTTTTATTTGACATCTATTAATGTATTTCCAGAAGTCCCACTAATAAGTCCAGATGACATTTGGGTTTTTGTCAAGATCGTTATCGACGTGGATGAATGTTTTTGCCAATCCAAATCTATTGAATCCTGCTTTTTGCAAAGATTGTAATATAGTCCATCTTTCTCTTGAGGAGGAAACTGCAATATCAACCGCCTTTCCTTTGATATGGCTTGAATTCTTAACTCCTCCAACCTTTTCATTGTGGCCCTCAGTTCGGAACCCTGAAGTAATTTTGAAGGGTATACCAGCAATCCCCCTTGCATCATCGAGCATCGAAAGAAAACTGTTGTCCATATTAGCAGCACCAGAGTTAGGCAAATCTGGGGAGTCAAATTCTTCATATATAAAATGATTAAGACTCATCTTTACGTTTGTTTTTACATCCACACTGACCGTTTTTGCAATCATCGTGTTGAAGTGTCTTATTCAATAGTATTCTGTCAATCGTATCATCCTGAACTTTGATAAGCATATTCTCAAGCATATCTTTTGCCTGGACAAGCATCTCTATCTTCATTTCTAAGTTGCTTATCTTCTTCTTAGCAGCGTCTAGGTCATCAGGGTTTCTTCCTGTAATTGAACTGATTACCATAGCAATGCTCGCTGCAATCATACCAATCAAAGTATTTACTATCTGAGAATTCTCTTTTGGTATTTGGTACTTGGTTAAATAAAACAAAATAATTATTACCAAAAGGAAAACAATCAGCGCACCAACATAGTGCCTGATATCTTTTGCTACTCCGTTTGTTGGCATTTTCATCTGCTTAATGGTCTAAATAGTTGTTTGAATCTTTGTCTTATCTTGGTAATTCTAATCCCTTCAATTTGGCTTTGGGTAGGTTTTATACTGTTGTACATTATTTTCTTAGGGCTTTTATTATCTGGATGACCGTAAATGTTAAAGTTGCAGTTAAAACGAAAAATTGCATTACAGGATTAACCTCTGATACACTAACTGCAAATGCACCGATATTAAGTCCATACACGCCAAATATCTTCAAATCTTCCATTATTTAAATGCCATATAGATGTATTCTCCACCTGTTGCGTTATATGTTGTGTAATTTGTTTTAATCCTAAAGCCATTGGATACAAATTCTATAGGCGCACTACTAGCTGTAAATTCATCAGCAAAACTATCAAAGTCTAATTGTTTATTACCACCTCTTCTAATGTCAAAAGTTTGCCAATGTGAGCTACCATTGGTTTTCTTAATCATTACAAAGCTAACATCAAAACCTGTGGTTATTAATCTGTCGGTACTGTTATCCCCACTATAACTCTCTATCTTACTATATTCTGCAACTGAATGCCAACAGTACATTATTACCTTATTAGATGTGCTCGAAACAAAACTACCAGGTCTTATGCCTGCAACAGTAGAAGTCATCCCTGCACCCCACATTGTAGAAGAACTTGCAACATCATCGTCTGTGTTTAATTTTAAATTTTGTGAAGTAGATGTAACTCCGTTTACGAAAACATACCAATTATCAGATACATCTCTATTTTTTAATATTACGAGTTCAGGTGGAGAAGATAGTCCGTGTCCAACTGTTTGAGCATCTGAAGATATACTGCCTGACCAATTTACAATACTAAACCCTGCTTCTGTATTGGCATTAACATCTGAAGCAATAGAAGGTGTAGAGCCTGTAATTGAATTTACTCCAATATTTACTGCATCGCCTCCGCCCTTAAACACCCATCCAACCGAATTTGTAGCACCCCCTGACGTATCATTCGAGTTATCATTTGCACCCAAAAAGAATCCGTTTACTTCAAAAGAATTAAAAGCATCACTTACAGGGTTTTCTGTATTAGTTGTATTAGATTGTAATAGTTTATTTACACCCCTAACTGAATCATATAACGAATGATTATACGCTTGATTCCTTGCTTTAGTCCAAACCAATCCGCCACTTGTTTCTAAGTCCATTCCTACATTAGAAATATAATTACTTGCACCATTAGCGTTCCATAATACAGTCTTAAAGTTAGATGTATCTGTTTCAGGTTTTTCTTCGTAAAGTTCGGTTACTTGACTACTTGTAAGGGCAGATGAATAGATGCGTACTTGGTCTAACGAACCATTTAAAAACGTACTTTGTGAACCCGACAAAATTCTACCTCCTAAACACAAACTTTCACTTGATGCAGCTACTATTGCAGTATTGTCGGCAGTACCGCTACCTTCCTCTTGCCCATTTACATAAACTTTTATACTTGAACCTTGCGTACTACCTGCTACAACTACCGCACAATGCACCCAATTTCCTGTATCAATATCAGATGTAGAATTTACATTAGAATTTTCCGTACTTGAACCATTACCTGTTTGGCAAGATAACTTACCACTATTTACAAAAAGATTTACCCCTGCCGTATGACTTCCTGTTACAGAACCTACTGTAATTATAGATTGATATGAACTTGATGTTGTTTTTAACCAAGCAGAATATGTACAAGGGCCATTTAATCCACTTGGTTGCGTAGCGGTAATAATACTACTACTCCCGTTAAACACCGCATCTTGACCATAGCGTCCAAACCTGTACTCAATGTTTGTTTCAGTACCATCATAACTGCCTTTTTCATCCTCTGCTGAATTGTCTAATTTGTAGTAAGCAAGGTTTGTTGTAGGGTAATCATTATCAGTTGTAGTTGCAGTATGTACACAAGCGGTTTCTGCGTTAAGTGTTGATATTTCTGTTGGATCTAACTTTTTAGAAAATATTCTAAACTGGTCTATACTACATTTGGCATATCTCTGCGGCCCTCCATACAATTGATAACCAATATTTCCGCTTTGTGAAAATGGACCAATAGTCGATGGTCTTGAAGTAAAAGGTATACTAAGCGTAGCAGAAGATGCGTTATCAACAAAACAGCTTAGAAAGCCTGTTGAGAAATCATAAGTAACGACCACGTGATGCCACTGCCCATCTGCATAGCTCGTTGTTCCATTCACACCGCTTCCAGTACCCATAGAATAACCTGTTAAAAAAAGGCTACCATCAGGATAGCTTACGCCTCCGTAAGTATAAGCAGCCTCAAGTCCTAAATGATAACCAGGCTGAGCACTATTACCACCAAATGAACTAAATAAAGTACCTGTTCCAGACTGACCACCATTATATTTGAACCAAAAAGAAACAGATGAATCTGCTGTACTATTTGTTGGCAATATTGCTGGTAAATCTATTTCACTACTACTTCCATTAAATCTTGCACCTGTATTTATTTTACCTGAAACTCCAAAGTCAACGTTTGTAGGTGTGCCATTATATAGACCTGAAGCGTCACTTGCATCATAATCCATTGAGTATAATGCCTTGCCATTATCGTTAGAAGTTCCTGTAAATGGGTTTACGTTTTCAGTAAGACAAGCTCCTGAAGAAGCAACAATACCTCCTGTAGTAAAGAATTTTTTGTTAAAAGCCATTAATCAAGTTTTACAGGAAAAAAGGTAACATCATAGCTTAAAAGACTTTCGTATTTCTTTTTAGCGTTTACTTCTTTTTTCTTTTTATCATATTCAGCTATTATCTCTGCTCTTTTAGTTTTTACATCTTCATCTATCGCAATATCTCTTTCTGCCTTTCTTACAACTTGCCAATCTGTCGAAGATAAAAGTTTATTAGCTTGACCTTTTAAGATTTCTATAAGTTGTGTTTTTTTAGTATCAACATCATAAGTGTTTTTGACCTCGCCTGTTTTAACTAATTCGCCATCTTTTTCTTCTGTTACTTCATAGGTTGCAGAAAAATCAATGTCAGTTACTTTGCGTGTAAATACTTTCTTCTTACTATCCCATTCTATACCACCAATATTTTGAGTTTGTGAATTATAAGAAGGCTGGACCACATCATAAAACCCTTCTGACTTTAATGTCTTTTCAGAAGCATTTCTGAAGTTTATAATATGTCCCTTTTTACCATTCCAAGTATCAGGTAATGTTGGGTAAGTGGTGATGTTTCCATCTATTTGTCTTGCTTTCATAATTAAGGTGTTGTATTAGTCTCATAATTAGCTATTGCATAACTAAGAAGTGCATCAGAATCATTATCATCTAAGCAAACTACTTGAATTAAATTCTTTTTTGCAGTATCTAAACTTGTAGATCCTACTTTACTGATAGTAGAAGTTGTAAAGCTATCAGCCAAAGTAATTGCAGCACTTGATAAATCTGACCCAGATAAAATTATATCAATAACAGTTCCCTTTTTCATACTTTGAATATTAAGGGTTGCTGTTGCAACATTGCCTGTTAATTCAAATATAGCGTATAAAGAAGCATTTAAATTTATTGTTCCTGTAGTTGTAGAAATATCTAATTTTTCTGTGTATCTAGCAGCTAACTGATCGTGATCTACTCCATTATCTGATATCTGAATATCATCAGCATTAGCTGTTATGCCAGTTCCTCCAATTACATTAAGTGTTCTAGTAGCGGTAATATCACCTCCACCAGTTAATCCTGTACCAGCAGTAACAGTAACAGTAGAGTGGTCTATATGTTCATTTCCCACGAAATTTGAAAGAGCATCGTGATCAACTGCACTTGCATCAACTGCAACATCATTTGCATTTACTGTTATACCAGTACCAGCTCCTACAGCTAAACTTGCATCTCCTGAAGTAGCATCTCCTGTAAGACCTCCTCCAGCAACTATGCCAGTTATATCCCCATCGAATTTTTGCTCCCAAGTAAATCCTCCAGAACTTTGGTTATAAGTTAATACATAGCCATCAATAGCGTTGTTTGCATTTAAATGTGATTCGTTAATTGCTGATGCTTTGATATTATCTGCATCTACAAATGGTGTTTGTACCACATTGGAACTATTTTGTGATCCGTATATCTCGCCAAGTCTTGCGTTTATTCTGGTGAACGACTCCCTTATTGTAGTTCCTGTAGAATCATTGGCTGTTG